GCTGCGTCTGATGTACCTGATATTAAAGCAGAAGACGCAAAACCTGGTTGGATGACGGCTTTTATTGATAAGCTTTGGCTTAAAGTAGAGTCGCCTGAAACCAAAACAATGGTTCCACAGGAATTAATCTCTTCAGTAACTAATAATTGCTGCTGGGGTTCATTCTTTACCCAGGGAGATGGACGTTCCTTGGGATGTGGAGTTTTCTTTCCACGCAAGTCTGTTATGTGGTTTCCTAAACACATGACTTACCCAAATCTGGATATGACACTTCCCCAGGTTAAGTGTTTTGAGGTGAAAATCTTTAGACACGATAAACCAGGAGGAGTGTTCAAAATTAGGGTCAATGTTGATCTTTGTTACAGTTTCCCAGATATTGACATGTATGGAGTCTATGTCCCAAATAGCCCCGACTTTAAGACTGTAAAAGGTCTTCCGGAATCTTTGCCGAAAGGCAGCTGTATGGGACATATGATTGTGTCTTCCAAAGACACAGAGAAAAAAGTTGCACCTTTGTCTCCGAAGTTTGGGTATTCGGGACATAAATTCATGCAAAAAATGTATGGTGCTACATATAGATCCGAACATGCCGTTTCCGGATCGTGTATGAGTCCTATTATTAGTGAGAGCAAATCTCCCTGTATTGTAGGATTTCATATTGGAGGAAATAATCAAACCCACGAAGGTGTGGCCATGACTATTACCTCTCAAATGGCAAACGTGTAACGCATGGTTGGAAGAACACGCTGGCTTTTTGTCAGCTGAAGCTACTAACTTACCACATGCTCAATACGATATTCCTTTGATTACTTCGACTGAGGCTCATCCAAAGGCTATCCACATTCAACAACTTCCTAAGGAAGCGTTTGTGGATGTTATTGGGTCAACTAAGGTCAGGTCTGAGCAAACCACACAAGTTCAACCTAGTATTATTGCTGAAGATGTCAAAGAGGTATGTGGCGTTACAAAAGAATATGGTGGTCCGAAATTGAAGCCTAATTGGAAGGCTTTCAATACGAACATCGATTATTTCTCTAATCCGTCTGATATGTTCGATCCTGCTCTTTTAAAGAAAGCTCAGAAAGACTATGAAGAGCCGCTTCTTAGAGCTATGGACGAATATAAAAAGGTGGAAGATATTAGACCTCTCACCATGGAGGAGACCATTCGTGGAATAGATGGAAAGAAATATATCGACCCAATGCCCATGTCAACAGGAATGGGGTTCCCACTCTTTGGGAAGAAGAATAAAAGAGCAGAAAGTGGAGAGCAACTGCACTTCACAGAGGAGAGACTTGGAGAACTCCTAGTTAGTAGAGCACCGAAAGATCATGTACTTGAAGAATTCAATCGGATGGAAGCTTGCTGGAAAATGAACGAAAGAGGTTATCCAGTGACTTCCGCTACTCTCAAGGATGAACCAACTCCCCTCACTTCTGAAAAGGTTCGTGTCTTTCAGGCTGCGCCTGTCGCTTTAGGAATGCATATACGTAAGTATTTCCTACCTATTGCTCGGTTTTTGCACATGCATCCCGAGTTGGCTGAATCAGCCGTGGGTGTAAATGCATTTTCTCACGATTGGAGTAAACTGAAACGACACACAGAAAAATTTGCTACGGATGGCAAAATGCTTGCGTGGGATTATTCTAAATATGATGTTCGTATGAATTCACAATTAGTACGGGCAGCATGGGAGACGATGATCCGACTTGCTGAAAGAGCAGGTTACTCTGAAGAAGATCTCCGCATAATGCGAGCTATGGTTGTAGATATAGCTCACCCTCTCATGGACATTAATGGTACTATGCTACGAGTGTATAATATGAACACTTCTGGCAATAATATGACTGTAGATGTAAATGGGATTGTGGGCTGTTTCCTAGTTCGCATGGGCTTTTTCTTCGTCTATCCGAAGCTTACCAATTTCCGCAAATATGTGTCCGCCTTGACATACGGGGACGATTTTGCTGGTTCTTGTGATAAATCGGTGCGAAAGTTCAACTTTGTAACATATAAGGACTTTTTAGCACAACACGGAATGAAAATCACTCTACCCAGTAAGACAGACGATGTTGTCGAGTTTATGGATAAGGAAGAAGTGGATTTCTTGAAACGGAAACACCACTACATTGAGGAAATTGGAGAATGGGTAGGTCAGCTAGATGAGAATAGTATTTTCAAGTCTCTTCTTGCTAACCTGAAGTCTCCTGTTGCCACTCCTCGGGAGGTTGCTGCGAGTTGTATCGAAACAGCATTACACGAGTGGTTCGCTTTTGGCCGCGATCATTATGACATGAGAAAAAGCCAAATGGAAACTATTGCTCAAAAACACCAGCTTAGTATTCCTGCCCTCAATGTCTCTTTTGACGAACGTGTACGCCTTTGGAAGGTGAAATACGATGGTCTGGAGGCATAAGGGTACATGTATATTCTGTATTGTATATTTTTGTATATTGTATGTAATAGATGTATATTAGTGTAGACTGGGATTGCAGCTATCCCTTATAATTAGCTGTTCAGGTATTTACCTGGGTACTAGAACTACCATTTTCTTTCCTGTTTCAAATAGTAAAGCCCATTTGGTTGGAAGGAGTTTGCCGAAGACTCATGATAAGGCCCTCGGAGTACCAGAGGATTTGGTACTAGCACAAAACACTCTTCACATGTTGAGTGACCTGAGTAAGATTGCTACGGCTTTCACGTTACTGTTAAAGGCCTATGTTTCTTGTCGAGAGAACTTAGTCAGTAACTATTCACCCCAAGGTGTCATCGAAGACAACAATGTTGACGGAGATGCTGCACCAACAGATGTATTGCAACAAAATGTGCACTTTACAGATGATAATGCAGGCGAAATAGATGATCGAGGTACTATAACAGATCCTCTTCGCACACAATTGGAAGATCCATTGCTTGCTTTAACAGATTTCTTTAAGAGACCTGTACGCTTGGAGACTTCCCCACTTTTGTGGGATGTTTCTAC